ATCGCCACCGGAGATTCCACCCTCGCAGCAGGAACCGCCACAGGAAACGTCGTCCAGTATCTGAACACGGTCGCCCGGTCGGAAGGCGGGGTGCTGTTCGTCGGACGGGACGGCGACCTTGTGTTCCGCAACCGGCTGTTCGCAGTGACGGCTACGCCGGTGGTGCTGTCGGATGACGGTGCGGATGTGGCGTATGAGGGGCTGGTCCGTCAGACCTCCGGCGAGTCCCTGCGAACGGTCGCGTTCGGGGAACGGAACGGGTCACGGCGGGAGCGGGAGTCCACGTTGGGGCTTCTGCGGTTCGGGTTCCGTGCGTTGGACTTGGGCGAACTGCTGCTGCTGACCGACGGCGATGTGGACGAGCGGCTGGACTTCGAGTTGACGCTCCGGTCGCAGCCGAACCCGACCGTCCGCGAGGTGCGGGTCAGTCAGGAGCGGGCGCAAGCAACCTCCGTCCTCGGGCTGGAACTTGGCGACCCGATAGAAGTCGAGTTCACCCCACCCGGCGTGTCGGCCATCACGGAGGAAGGCATCGTCCTCAACCTGCGACACGACTTCACGGTCGGCGCAGGCTGGCGCACCACCGTAGGGATGCGCCCGGCTGAACTGTCCGGTTTCCTCATTCTTGGTTCGGGTAGACTTGACTTCGACGCGCTCGCGTTCTGATAGGAGTTGATGGTGGCAGGCTACAGAGAGTTCGTGACCGGCGAAGTTTTGACCGCCGCGAACGTCGATGATTTTCTGGCGAAGCAGTCGGTGATGAAGTTTGCGGACGCTGCTGCGCGTGACGCTGCGCTTGGTACGGCGGTCGCAGGAGGGAACGCGCTGCGTGAAGGGATGGTCGCCTACCTCGACGCGGACGATGAGGTTCAGTTCTACGACGGGAGCGTGTGGGGGCCGGTCGGTGCTGAGCCGCCTGCGGGTATCGGGTCGCCCAACTCCAGCCCCAGCACGCTCGTTGCCTGCGCCCGCTCCTGACTGACCCGCACCTCACGCACCGTCGGGTTCGGAACAGACCGGAGCGCCAACTCGAAGTCCAACCGTTCGTCCACATCCGCATCGGTGAGCAGCAGCAGTTCGCCCAAGTCCAACGCACGGAACCCGAACCGCAGAAGCCCCAGCGTGGACTCCCGCTCCCGCCGCGACCCGTTCCGCTCCCCGAACGCGACCGTCCGCAAAGACTCGCCCGAAGTCTGACGAACCAGCCCCTCATACGCCACATCCGACCCGTCATCCGACAGCACCACCGGAGATTCTGTTACTGCGAACAGCCGGTTGCGGAACACGAGGTCGCCGTCCCGTCCGACGAACAGCACGCCACCTTCCGACCGGGCCACCGTGTTGAGATACTGCACGACGTTTCCGGTGGCGGTTCCTGCTGCGAGGGTGGAGTCTCCGGTGGCAATGTCCGTGGACGCATCCCAAAAGTCCGAGTTCGACGCCAGCACATCGGTGACCCGCTGCCCCGAATCCTCCTCACCGACCGCAAGCCCCGCCGGGGGGAACTCTGCCAACGCCAGCCTTGACAGGGCGTCCGACGCCTGCACCTGCACCACCGCATCCCCCGACGGGTCGAACGCAAGGTCAATGTCGTCCACGATGCCGGAGAACACTTGGATGTCGTCTGCCCAAATGTTCAGGGAGCGGGCAGGTTCGACGCCGGGGTAGAGGGCTGAGGCGGTGTTCAGCGGGTCCAACTCCCCGTCAAGGTTCCGAAGGGTGACGGAGGCCTGTCCTGCGCGGGTCGGTTCTAGCGCGTCCTGACGGCCCCGACGCACCGACAGGGAAACCACCCGGTCGGAAATGTCCACCGCCACTTCACCCACCCCGAGGAAGTTTTGGTCAAGCACGCCGAACTCTGCGCTGTCCAACTCGAACAGCACGGCCTTCCCATACTCCACCCGAACCGTCGTCATACTGCGACGACCTGTCCGAGCGGCCCGTTGTTCCGCGTGTACCTCCGCAGCGCCTCCACCACCGCCTGCGGATCGGCAGAAGTCACCGTAATGTTCACCGTCGTCCCGATGCCACCACGGTCGAGCGGGATGATTGCTTCCGGCCCCGCCTCACCGAGAATGCCGAGCGTCGGGCCGGTGACGATCCCACCGTCGGCGAAGAACCGGATGCCCCCGAGTCCTCCGGCGGGGCGTCCCGCCTGGGGCAGCGGAATCGGCGTCGGACCAGGAATCGTCGGAGGCAGCGGCGGTGGAGTGAATGATGGCGGTCTGAATCCGTCGTCCGTCCCACGACCGCCACCAGGCGCAGCCGACCCCGGCTCAATCGGTGGCAGGCCGAACTCGCGACGAATCTCGTTCTCCGACCGGCCTGTCAGGTCAACCAGCAGGTCAATGTCCGTGCCGACAGTCGTCCCACCGCCACGGCCCTCCATGCCGGGGAACAGTTCGTCCCACCAGTCACCAATAGCGTCCTTCATCCCCTGAAGGATTGCCCCACCGACCTCCTTACCGAGTTCAAGGGCGATCGGCTTGACCGTGTCGTTGAGGAACCCGAGGAAGCCGAGCCACAGCGGCTTGATGTTGTTCTCGTAGATGCGGTCCCATTCCTCCGCGACCTGAGCGAGCGCACCCTGGAGTCCTTCACGGTCGAAGGCGTCCTTGACCCGGTCGACGGCGGGGACGAGTTCTGCGACGAGGCCTTCCATGTTCTCGAACACTTCGGTCGCGACCGGCTCCAGCGTCAGTTTGAGGTAGTTCTTGAAGTTGTCCCACGACTCGCGGAAACCGTCCGTGTCCTCGGCGGCAGTAGTAATCGTCTCCGACCCGGTCGTAATCTGCTCAATGAACTCGTCAAGGTCGAACTTGCCGCCGCGAATCGTGTCAAGGAAGTTCGAGGCATAACGGCGACCGACGAGGTCCGTTGCGATACCAAGCGCTTCGCTTGCATCCTCAGCATCACGGATAGCACGAATCGCCTCGTCAAAGCCCTCCGCAACATTCCCGCCTTCTCCGGCAAGATTGGCAACCGCCTGTCGCAAACCGGACATGACCGTTTCCGTGTTCACACCCGTCCGCTCAAACAGCGCCAGCGCCGACACCGCACGTGGAAGGTCAAACCCGAGCGCCCGCAGGTCCGCGCCATAGTTCACCGTTTGGTCGGCAAGGGTGTCGAACGACTGACCCGACGCCTGCGAAGCACGGAACAGCATGTCCAGCGTGTCCGCCTGGTCTTCCGCAGCGACACCGAAGTCGCCGAACAGGCGCGTCGCAACCCGCACGTTCGACTCAACGTCGCCGCCCATCAGACGAGACACCGTGAGCAGTTGGATGGCAAGGTCTTCGAGGTCGTCGCCGGACACGCCAAGACGAGTGTTCAGATCCTGAATGGCGACGCCGATGTCGGCAAAGTCGTTCGGCACCTGGCGGGCCACATCACGGAACGAGTCCTGCAACGCGCCGAGCGCGTCACCCGTCATCCCCGTCTGAATCCGAATGTTGTCGTAAACGTCGTCAAACTCTTGCCCGAGGTCGAACAGTTCCTTCCCGACCTTCCCGACCACCGTGACGACAGCAGCGAACGATGCGGTGATGGCAGCGGTGGCAAGGCCGACAGGGGTAGTGAGACGGCCCGCAGACTGACCGACACGCTTGAACGCATTCTCAGCAGGCGTCGAGTTACCAATGAGATTGATGACGAAGTTACGACCCGGCACCGCCATCAGCGTCCCTTTCCGAACTTCTTCAACGCCCGCTGGACGGCCTCACCGTACAGCCGCTCAATGTTGTCGCCCTCCTCGCGCACCGTCGGAAAGAAGAAGTAACCCTGACGGCCCCGGTGAGGACGGAACTGCGTAGTGTATGCGTGGATGCCACCACGGGTCACACCGTCACGGTAGTTCTTCTGCGGCTTCGGATTACCCTTGCCGTACTTCCCACCACCGAACTCAATGCCGTACCACACGTCAATAGCACGCACCTTCGCACGCGCAGTCCGGCTCCGGTTCGGACGCGACGCAGACACATAACCGCGTGACGAGTTCACACGAATCTTCGGGATGCGGTCGGGACGCGCCTGGAGCGCCTTGGCGACGAGACGTTCCTGCTCCGTCGAAGCGTTCGCCTGCGCCTTCTTCACCACATGGTCGGCAACCTCAACCGACCCCTTCCGCAGTTCCTTGTTGAACTCCTTGCCCAACTTGTTCGCATCGCGAAGGAACTGGTACAGGCCGGGAATAGCACGCTCCACGTCTTTGCGTGGGATCGTCTGTGCCATGCGACTGCTCCTGACCCTGCGAGGGTACTAGGAGCAGATGTCGTACCCGTTCTCAGCCATCATCAGGTGAAGGCTGATGACACCGCCGGACTTGCGACCGGCGAGGAGGACGTTGCGGATGGCCTGACGACGGTGGCGCTCGCAGTAGTAGAACGCCTGCTCAAACGGTCCGCACTCGTCGCAGGCGTCAATGTCGGCCTGTGGGACGGCGACGGGCAGGCGGCGCTTCGGCAGGGGGAAGAACTCCTGCGCGGTGCGCGCCTGCGGGCTGTCACGACGGGGGCGCGGACGCGGAGCCGGAGCAGCGTCCTGTGAGGCGGAGCCGACGCAGCGGGAGAACTTGCCGTGCAGCGGACCGCAGGCGCACACCTTGCCGTTCCGCAGGACAATCTGCACGTCGACCCACTCGCCGTTGTGGCGGGCGCGGGTGGTGCGGCCTGTGCTGACGACTGTCTCCATACCCCGGAGCGTAAGCGCTGCGGACGGCGGTGTCAACTAGGCCAAATCAGCCCCTCGCAGCCTTCTGACGGCGCTTATTCCGGTCATCCATGTACGCCACAATCGCACGCAGCATCCAAGTATCGGACAGCAACTCAGACGGTGGGAGGCCCGTCTCCACGGCAATCGCCGCCACCGTCCACGTCAGCGACTGCCGATCAAAGAGGGTCCGTCTGAACCGACAC